GTTGAGCTAGAGGAAGTTAAGCAAGAGTTTGAAGCAGAGAAGAAGAAACTTATAGATGATTTAAATGCACAGGTGCGAGAACTCATGGGAGATATTCCTATCAATCTTAATAGTCCAGAGCAGTTGTCTTGGGTTATATATAGCCGTAAGCCGAAAGACAAGAATGATTGGTCAAGTTGCTTTCATAACAGAATGGAACACAAGTCATTCAGCAAAAAGATTCGGGACAAAGCAGAGACTATTTATAAGAAGAAAGCATTTAGGTGTGAGTCTTGTGATGGCAAAGGATTTGTTCAACGGATTCGTAAAGATGGTAAGCCATATGCCAAGATGTCAAAGTGTTCCACATGTGACAGTCAAGGATTTATATATAAGCAGGTATCAAAAGATATTGCAGGACTAAAGAGACAGCCTTGCAATGCACGATGGGTGAGTCACAGTGGATTCACAATCAATAAATCAAACATCGAAATATTAGAGAACAAGGCAAAGAGACAAGGGGATGTTGTAGCCGAAAGATTCTTGAAGAATATACGCAGGTTATCGGCTGTAGAAACCTACCTCTCTAGCTTTGTAGAGGGCATAGCAGACCATGTAAAGCTTGATGGTAGGCTACACGTTAGATTATTACAGCATCGCACCTCTACAGGTAGATTTAGTGGTGCAGACCCTAACATGCAAAATATGCCTAGAGGTGGTACATTCCCTGTGAAAAGAGTATTTGTTTCTCGTTGGCAAAAAGGACAGATACTAGAGTCTGATTTTGCACAGCTAGAGTTTAGAGTTGCTACGTTTTTGTCTCAAGACAAGACAGCCATGCGAGAGATAGCAAATGGTGTAGATGTACACGCATACACAGCCAAAATTATCTCTGACGCAGGACAGCCTACGACTCGACAAGAAGCGAAAGCACATACGTTTGCACCCTTGTATGGTGCTACGGGGTATGGTAGGACTACAGCAGAAGCTGAATACTACGAGCAGTTTACTGATAAGTATGAGGGCATTGGAGCATGGCACGAGAACCTTGCAAACGAAGCTCTTGAAACACTAAAGATACGTACCCCATCGGGCAGAGAGTTTTCTTTTCCTGATGTAGAGAGAAAGGGTAAAGGTAAGGTTACGTATGGTACGCAGATAAAGAACTATCCTGTGCAGAGTTTTGCTACGGCTGACATTGTTCCTCTGGTACTGATAAAGATCAGCGAAAAACTAGAGAACATGCAAAGTTGTATCGTAAATTCTGTCCATGATTCCATCGTCATAGACATTCATCCTGATGAAAAAGAAGCTGTATTAAAAATAATGCAAGATATTAATAAAAATTTAAAAAATATAGTTGACAATCATTTCAATATAGACTTTAATGTACCTTTATTGTTAGAGTCTAAAATAGGAGATAATTGGCTTGACACCAAAGATGTCTTATGATATAACTATAGATTCGTTAATTTGAAAAGGAGATAATACATGAGTACAAACATTACCACAATCGACACAGATAACTATGCAGTCATGGCTAAAGCTATGGGCATGGCTACTGACACAGGTACAAAGCAAAAAGCAAGCACACTCGCAAGATTACGCATCAATCATTCCCCTATCATGGGACAGGAAGAAGTGAAAGGAAAGAATGTAAATGTGG